CACTCGGGTCTTTGTTTTGAAAATCCGTCTGGATTTGCTGGATACTTGTCATCAATATCTCTTCCGGATCCGACATTGAATGCATTTGAAAGTTTTGCATAATACATATCAAGGTCGGTAAGACCAGTGGTTTTATACTTATTCACACCATCGGCATACTCAAAACAGGTGAGTTTGTGATGAGAGAATGAAGGAAATGATTGGTTATTACTCGAAAAGTTTGTTGGATCAGTATAAACAATTCCTTGCTCACTTCCATCAAAAATTGAAAACTGCCAAAAGTAACAGGCACCGGTAATTCTGAAAATTGCCGAATTTGGAGCGTTTAAGTCGGTTGGGTTAGGAACATATTTTGGACGAATTTTGGTCTTTCTTAAGTCAAGACCAACAACTGATGTCCCTCTAGGAACAATGACACCACCACGAATGCTATTAAACTTATAGAGAATATTATCTTCTTGTGTTAAATCAAAATTAGAACTAAGTGTAAGATTAAGTGTATCTAATGCTGCAGATTGTGTTCCACTCGGAGATGTTACTGTTGCCTGCCCTCCAATATTTTCTAAAGCAAAACCAGGACGATTATCAACGGTGTGCTGTCCTGGCATCAAAAGAATTGTGGTCTTTTCTACCTCATCATTACTATTTCCCCTTAAATATGAAAATCTAGCTGCCTCTATAATTGCTCTTTGTAGAGTTTTAAAGGGTTGAGCCAGAGAGTTTCCTTGATTTGTAATACTATCAGTGGAGTCTAAATCGCTTGGGCTTACATATAATATACGACCTTCTGTATTCTTAATAAAATTGTCAAGTTTGTTTAAAGGCATATTCTCATTCTTAAGAACTATTATCTTCTATTTATAATACTCACAAAAAAACTCACCTGCCAAAGACAAGTGAGTTTTATGTATTTAAGGTTTATAATGGGGATGTATAAACTAAGGAATTATCATCAACACGGGAACGAACAACTTCTAAAACATTCATAAATTGGTCTATTGTTTCACAATTTACAGTCTTTTCTCCACCTTCACTCGAATACAAATAAAACTTTTTAGCAAGAGTATCAACAACACAACGGGTCAGTATTTCTTGAGTTTCAGAAGGCATTTGGGGGTTTTTTGATTACTGGTCAATTATAGCACGGTTTGGGGGTGGTGTCAAGAGGGTTCAAAATTAATATTTGTGATATCTTGTCACAATAAGGGCAAAGTCTTTTGGAATAAACTACAAATTTCATATAGATTCTTGTAAATTGGAAATATAATTATAATAACATAGAGTTTTACTTAAAAATAAAAATATAGAACTATTTTCATTAAAAAGTTCTTCTACAAAATATCCATCAGCACAATATTCATTAGGTCTTAATTGTTTATGTACAGTTAAACTCTGATCAAATACATATTGAGCAAAATCAATCCGACTAACTTTAACATTTTCAGGAGAGCAATACCTAACTTCAACTCCAGAAAAATCCTTCCCCCCAACATACTGATCAAATACAATAACCTTTTTATCTGTATTAGAAAGTATTTGATAAAGTTCAGAATAAAAATTTTCATGAAGAATATTATCATCATCTAATGCATAAATATATCCTTCTCCAATTTCAGAGAATACTGAATTTAAATAAGTATGTCCCATATCTCCAGGAGTGCTATAAAAAAACTTTAAAATTGCACCAAAGGAAGTTAAGTCTTTTATCAGATCTTCATCTATATTTTCGTTAAATCTAGTATCAAAAAGGACCCACCATTTTAAATTAAATGAATTTTTTTTATCAACTGATTCTTTAATTTTTTTTAAATTTGCAACTCTAGTACACCTAGTAACAATATTAAGGTTTATCATATTTAAATTCTAACTGGATGTGGTCTTCTTTTATTAGATTTTACTGCAGATATCCATGCAGTAGTAACTGCTACATTATCTTCCCACCAAGTAGTATCTAATCTAAATTCTTGGAATTTTATAGTAGTATTGCCAATATATTGAGCTTTATCTTTATTTGTATAATATTCAAAACTATTTTGATTCCAATAACTTACATGAGTAGGGTCCTGAAATGCTCCTCTACCATCAGTAGAAGGGACCTCTATGAAAGCCCAACCTCCATCAGAAAGAACTCTATAAATCTCACTTATTATTTTTGATTTATCTTGTACTTTTTGAAGCACATGAGATACATTTATCACCCCAACGCTATTATCTGGCAAAGGAATACCTTCATTTAAATCGCAGATAATATTACCATCTTCTTGGTCTATTGTAGTATATCCTGCTCTTGGGAATAAACCACCACCCATATCAATCTTAAGTAATCCATTTAAATCAGTATCTCTTTCTGCAAGTTGTTGGGCATATTGATTATGAAGTTCTTTAGTTTTAATTTGTATTACATCATTTCTTTCAAGAAAACTATTATCACCGGTAATTCTGTAGATATAAAGAACTTTAGGAATATGATAAAACTTTGTAACTAAATAAGTTCTTATCATCAGTTCGTGGTCATCACAAATAGAGAGTTTTACATTATGACCACCAATCTCCTCATAAGTATTCTTTCTCCAAGCTCTCACATGGTCTGGTGAATACCAAATATAAGATAAAGAATGACTAGAAGGTTCAAAAGTGTTCATTGCAATTAATTTTTTACCATTCCAATCATATTCACCATAAGTCCATCCAAATACAGGATTATAAGGAATAAACTTATCTTCCATATGATAAGTTGCATTATTACTATAAACAAAACCACACTCTAGATTTTCTTCAAATGCAATTTTAAGTTCTTTTAAACAATCGGGAGTAAGAATATCGTCGTGGTCCATTTCCACTAAAACATCACCAGTTCCTAATGAGAATGCTTTGTTTTTTACATAACCAATATTTGTGTTTCCATCATAATTTGTATAAATCTTTACCCTTTTATCATTTAGGATTTCTTTTGAGAGTTGGTCTTTTTTAAACTCTCCATTGAGATAAACAATCCACTCCCAGTTATCATAAGTTTGTTGAGTAATACTTAAATAAAGTTCGTCAAAGTATGATTGATACTTATGTGAAGGTGTAATAATACTAAATTTCATTTTTAATCAAAGAAGAATAAATGGAATAATCTCGAGTTGTTTATATCAGTCCCAAAGTACTCATTTGCCGAGTGAATACATTTTGCATCAAAGAGTACCAAACGATTAAAAACATTACCCGCAGTGTCTACAAGTTCAAATTTGGTCTTATCATAGAAACCAGTTTCTCCAAATACATTCACATCACCAAAGTCATTTTGATTTCTCAATCCAGTTTTTTTGTGTGCATATAAAGAAGTTCCACAGGAAAAATCTGCATCTGGTGTGAGGTATACCATACCAGCAAGTGTTTGTCCATCACAGTGATACACTAATGCATCTTCTGCTGTGCAATACTGAAGTCTACCACACATTCCATGAGTTTCAGTCCAGTTTGTAATTTTCTTTCCTATAATCTTTTCAAATGCTTCTTTTGTTCCTGGGATAATATATTGCTCTTTAGTTCTACTACCTTTGTAATAATTTAAATTTGGTTCAAATTCTTGTTGAAGAGCAAACTCTCTTACGGCATAAGGGTCTGCATAGAAATCATCCACAATCCAAAGTCGTGGTTTGGTAGTAATATTAATTGAGAATGAGTTTATATTTTTTTCTTCATTAACTTTTGAGAGTGCATAATTATGAAGATTTTGTGGGTAATCACTACTATCATAATACATGTTACTATCAAGCAAGAAATAATATTCCGGAAATGGAAGTGTTCTTTCTGGACTTATAAGTTTTATGGTTTGCTCCAGCATTTTATCATATCTCTTCAATTCATTATAAGTTATTGCGAGATAAACAATATGTTCATTTCTTGCTGGACAATATTTTTCAGATTCATTAAACCACTGAATTGCTTTCTCATAATCTCCAAGATAATTATGACCAAGACCAATAGAGAATGCAGCAAAATAAGACATCTCATGAATACCAAACGCATTTACGTGCTTTAGATATTGCTCAAAGTAAAAAATAAATCTGCGAGCAAACTCTTTGGAATGAGATTCTTTTAATGGATAAAAGTCTCCTGCATAACAATCCATATAAGACTTTGCAACATACCAGAAGTGATAAGTATCCGTGAGCATCGTTTCTTCACGAATTAATTTCTCTTCAAGTTTAAGTGCATCAGTAATATACTTGGTTCTTACAGTATAGCTCTCACCATCATTAGTTCCAATCATTCTTAAACCACGAGGAAGATTTATTCTCTCAAAGTTTTCCCCCTTCTCATTATCCAGATAGATTATTTCGTGGGCTGGGTCATGTTGAAACTTCCAGGGTAATTTTGCATTCCAAATCCATGCCCGATAATAGATACATCCAGGATTTACTGCAGTAACATGGAAACTTTCAGTATTAGTATTTAAAAATGGAGACCAATCAAAGTCATCATCAACTTCTAAATATTCATCACAGTCCATCTTCATAATCCAATCACATCCGTGATCAGTTTTTATACAAGTCTGTAAAAGATGGTCACGATTCCAACCAAAACCAACCCAACCTTCTTCTATATTATAAATGAACCCAGGAATGTTCTTATCTGCAAAGAATTCTTTTACAATATCTGGTGTTCCATCAGTAGAACCATTATCTTGGAATACATAAAAATCAATATGTTTATAAACACTCTCAAGCATTCTACGAATACCTTTGGATTCGTTCTTGAACATAGAAATCATTACGATTTTTGTTTTTTTATTAATCAACGATTCAGTTTTCATTTTTTTAAGTAATAATGGTTCATTAAATTCTTCTTTTTTTACATAATCTGGAGATATTAGAGACCCCCAGTCACTATACTTATCAAATATATCAGTATCATAAAGTTCACAATGATTTGGATTTCCAGTACCAATCCAAAACTCACTCCTATACCTATCCCAACCTTTATCGGTTCTATACAAATAATTAGGGTCTAATGTAGAAATATAAGATGCATTTGCCCACCAATAATTTCCAGAGTAATGTGGGTTTTGTTCCCATTCTGTAATTCCAGTGTCCTGATTGATTAAACCACTTTCAAATAAATATTCGGCTCCAGAAGTATCATATCCTTTAAGAGAAGTCACACAATCTTTCCAACGATGAAATGCAAAATATTCAAGATAGTATCTCCATTTATTTACATTTAAAATGCGTGAGGTATTTTCTTGAGTTGCTCCTTTCGTATGAAAATATAGAACCCGATGTTCTTTATTATTAATACAAAAATCATATAGAGATTTTAATGTATCTGCCTCAAGAATTTTATTACTATTATACTCAACTTTAAATTTTGGAAGTAATACTGGAAGAATTTCATCTCCATTAACACCAATATGAATAAAATCGCAAATATGATACAATCCACTTACCACAAGGGAATTAATCTGTTCTTGAAATAGTCTTTTCCAGTTACCAAGTTGACCAACATGATAAAAAATAGCAATCTTATTTGTTGGTTTTTTTACTTTTTTTTTAATTGCAAAAATAATATCGTCGTATCTATTTTTATTATCTCTCAAATCAAAAACTAAAGGTTCATAATCAAAAAATTTAGATTCTGGTATATTTTCCATAAAAACTTTTATACTATCAAAATTTTGAATGTCCTCAATCACGAGCACACCATCATCCTTCAATAATTCCAAGTAAAGTTCAATACATTTTAATTGACTTTCTTCAGTATGAGGACCATCATCAATAATAATATCAAATCCTCTTGGATAAATGAATTTTATATGATCAATAGTTTCTTTGCAATATGCATCTCTAAATTCTAAAGTTATTTTTTTAGGGTAATCTTTTACATATTCTCTAATATTTTCATAAAGAGTGTCTTGAGTATCAATTCCAAAAATCCTACAGTTTTTTAAAAGTTCATTCCATAAAACAATAGAACCACCATGTCTTATTCCAATTTCTAACAGAGAACCATCTTTTTCTAAAATTGGTTCTAAAAATTTTTCATAAACTTCAACATAAGAT